TATAAAGCATTTCTCTCGGGCACCCGTAACTTCCGGTACGATATTTATCCTGACTACAAAGCCAACCGTCGGGACGTGCCTCGTCCTGTCCACTATCAGAAGTGTCGTGAATTTCTTGTTACCGAATGGAATGCTTCCGTTACTGATGGATATGAAGCTGACGATGCACTTGGGATAGCACAGACAGAGCATTGGTCCGGCCCTAGCACAGGGCAATTTGGAAAGAAAGAGGATACCTGTGGGTCTATCATCAGTTCCATCGACAAGGATCTGCTTGCAATCCCTGGAAATCATCATAATATTGTCTCAAAAGAAATAACGGTGGTGGACGAATTAACTGCCCTCCGTACATTCTACAAACAACTTTTACTAGGGGATCGCAGCGACAACGTTCCAGGATTTGACGGTATGGCTCGTCAGAAACCTACTATATTTCTTAAGGGGTGTTTTGAAGAGATTGACAGCCTTGAGAACGAAGTAGATATGTATGATTTTGTACTGGAAATTTACTTGGATCACGAAGAAGAAGAAAACCTAGTCCGAAATGCAAAACTTTTGCATATCTGGAGAAAGGACCCTGATGAATGGCAACCTCCCCGAAATTCCGTATATTTATAAGTGAGCCGGAGTATTTAATTGGAGCTTGGTGGTCCGGTGAGAGGTGGTACCCGGCGGGATGGAATCAAGATGGTTACGTAATATCAAAAGAAGATCCGACTACATTGGACATAGCAGATGGCCTTTCGAAGCAAATTCGAGTCACAGGTACGAAAATTACTCCCTAAGTGGGTAAAGTACGAAGCAAAGACAATACATTTCAAACAACCGGAGAAAGATCGCAAGTATAACCCGGATTGGATGGTAAATGATACAACCTTCATCGAGTCAAAAGGAAAGTTTACAAGAGAAGATAGACAGAAACATCTGTGGTTACGAGAACAACATCCAGAGCTTACTATCTATATGTTTTTCATGAACGCCTTTAACAAGATCCATAAAGGTTCGTCTACTACATATGCTGATTGGTGTGAGGCCAACAATATAGAGTGGGCTGACTTCAAGATGGGCATACCTAAGAAATGGCTACAGAAATGAAAGCATCTATTCTAGATCCGGGATATATTTGGTGTTGTGGCTGTGAAAAGGATAGGGAAGCCATCGTCAGGTATTGTGCCCAATTATGTGATGAACTTGGTGATAATAGTCCTGACGATTATGAGGCCGGTGGTGCCTATGGTTGTAGATCTGCTATTTTACATGCGTTTGGTCTTAAATGATTCGTCTTAATACAATGAGACTATTGGATAAAAAAAATGGGAGGTTTCATTGGAAACAGGAAGTTAGTCCAGGGATATGGGAGTTTATATCTGATAAAGAAAATACTCGGTATTGGAAAACGGAACAAGATAAATTAGATAAAATAGCAGCAGAGATTTATAACAAGGCATTTAATAGTGAAGGTAAATAAAGTGATCCAGACCCCTGACGGTCCAGTTACGTTCAGTGGAGAGTTGTCGGGGGAGGAAGCTGACCTGATTATTGGTCTAGGACTTAATTACTTGATGAAACAGGGAGCCCTGCCCTTCAAGATTGTGGACTTGGGTAATCTTCAACCAACTGAGGGAGATATGAAACAATGAGCCAAGAAGGGGAAGAAGCTAGATTCTTTATAGAAGATCTTACAGAGAAGGTTTATTTTCTGTTGTCAACTTATAATTTGTGGGCAGAAGATGGTACCTACACCTTTCCGGATGGAGATACTTGGGAGAAGAAATGAGTGATATTATTTGGGGCATTATAGGAATAATGGTAATCTATTTTCTAATACATAACAACTATGCGGCTTGGAATGCTTTATATAACTTTGTAATATCACTATGAAGCACGTAGTAATTCCTGATTGCCAAGTTAAGTCTGGAGTTGATACTGAGTATCTCCGTAACGTTGGTCGGTACATTGTTGATAAGAAACCTGACGTGATTATCCAGATAGGGGATTTTGCTGACATGCCATCGTTGTCTTCCTATGATGTAGGTAAGAAGGCATTCGAGGGACGTAGATACAAAGATGATATTAATGCTGCAAAGGAAGGAATGGAGAAGTTACTCCAACCTATCTGGACCTTTAATGAACGGGCGAAGATCAACAAAGAGAAACAGTATCGCCCGCGAATGATTCTTACTTTAGGAAACCATGAAAACCGCATTGATCGCGCTATTGACTCTGACCCTAAACTTGATGGCACTATCGGTATCAATGATTTGGG